ACCAAGCACGCCCAAGACCAATGCGATGATCTGGTCTGTTGTCATCGCGTCACCTTATCCGATCTTCGCCGCGCTCCGGATGGCGTCATAAACCTTACTCGCCACCAAGCCCAATGCCAATCCAAAAACGGCCGCGCCAAACCAGCCTGCAAAGCCAACCGGCATTCCCATGCTGATCTGATAAAGCACGCCCAAGACCAAGCCGACTACGAAGCTTCCGGCTGTCAGGATCTTTCCTTGCAAGCCGAAGAGCTTGAGTAGCTCCACCAATCCCATGACCACGAAGATCAAAGGTACGCCATTAACAATCTGTTCAAAATCCATCTATGCCTCCGTCACCACAACCCGTAAGGCTGTGATATTTGATTTGCCTTTGTTCGACCAATGCACGCGGTAGTTCACGCTGTTGATCTGAATCTGATCTGTGTCCTCGAGTGCTGTGTCAGCCGGGAGTGTGATCGTCCAGACGCGCTTACTCGTGATCGTAGCCGCGATGCTCTTTTCCATTTCGCCTTTCGGCTCGCCCAATCGAGCGTTCACCGTTGCCTTTGTAGTCCAGCTCTCGCTCCAACCGCTTGCGCTGTTGGTAGTGCTCAAGCCTTGAATGTAGGCCGTTTCGGGAAGGTTCTGCGCTTGGGCATTTTTCATCTTTGCCAAGTTGTCGTTAGTTAGTAGTGTGGTCATTCCTCACCATTCCAATCGAGCGCACCGAGCCGTAAGCCTTCGACTTCTTCGCGTACTCCGAAGCCATCGCCAGCTTACTGTCCTTCTGTCCGGCGAACTCGTAGCTCGAGCCGTCTGCGCTGAACTTTGTAATGTCCTGCTCAATTCTGCCCGCCCAAGTCATCAGCAACATCGCACAAGCGGCATAAACGTCATAACAGAATCCGTTGGCGTAAACCTGATCACAATGGCTTGCAAACGTGAAATATCCGTTGATGTAATTTGCGGTATCGGGCACAAGTGCAGTGCCAGCAGGATCGACAAAGATCACATCGCTTTCCCAATGCTTACGGGAAGATTGCCACTTTAGGTATGTAGTTTCGTCTGGTTGGGGGAGCGGGTCGAGCTCTTCGTTTAGGATGTACTCGCGATGATCGTCCAAGTTCTGCTGGATATCCTCGTCTGTGAATTGTGCTCCAACCCCAGCCGGGTCGTTGATCAATCCACGCACGAGCGTAATCAAACTGGTCATCGCTATTCGTGTTGTCATAGCTACGCTCCCTTTGAGATTCGGGGTGAGTAGGATGAAGGAGACAACCTACCCACCCCGAGATCAAATTAATTCGGCAGTTCCCAAGCGGTGATTTTCAGCGTTTGGGTTTTGGTGCTGGCAGGAGTACTCGTGATCGAGATCGTCCCGTCTGTCTGCTTGAATCGAGCGGAGTCCACCACCAAGTAGGCGATGCCGTTTTGAGCCACAGCGATGGTCAGATCACCGGCCGCTCTTAGGAAAGCGGGTGGTGCTGTTCCGGCATTGACTTTGACGGTCATGGTATCGGCGGCAGCTGCAGTGTTCTGGAATTTCAGCAGGACATTGTGGGTGTCACCGGTCGGGGTGAACTTCAGCGTCACCGCGGTAGTTCCGGTGTCGAGTACACTCTCGGCACAGTCAGCTTTGGCTGTGTCGAGAGTGAGTTTGTTCAGAGTGATTGCTGTTGCGTTAGCCATAGATTACCGCCTAACTCGCAGCATTCTTGGCATACAGGGTCGCCAGCAATGCCGGACGAACTACCTTGTAGCCCCACACGTGCAAGCCCTTGACCGCGTCAGCGAAGCGGAGTTCGGGGCGGTAGGCTTCCACGCCGTTGATCTGACCAGCGAAGCTCACAGCCATCGGGTGTCCAGCGATAATGCGGTAAGTCTTGACGGACTGTCCGTCATCGGTGACGTTGTTCGACAGGTGGACGTTGAATCCGGCCGCCTTGCCGATCAAGCCGTTGGAGCGGATAGTGTTGCCCATTTCGGTGGCGTTGATGAAGCGACTGTCCTTTAGCAGAGCTCCGTGAGCCCATGCAGGAACGACCACCCACCGGCGTCCATCGTCCGGGCAGTTGTTTTCATCGAGGATCACTTTCAGATCCACGAGGTAGTCGTACAGAGCAGAGCCAGCGGTCAGCACCAAGCCGAGTTTCGCGCTCGAGCCATCAGCGCCGACCTTATTGGCGGCAGGAGTGGCGGTGTGGATTCCGGCGAGCGTGGTGTCGACCTCGCGTGCCAAGCCGTAGGCGGCTTCGCGCATAGCCTCGTCCATGACCTTCGGCTTCTGCTGGGCGCGGTCGATGTCATCAATCTGGAAGTTGAAATAATCCGCCTGGTCGATGACGAGCGTGGTTTGAGCATCGGTCAGCGTTTCGGCCGCGCTCATGTCGGTGTTCTTGGTGTAAGAGCCAATGGTCACACGACCGATGGCGTTGATCTTGACGGTGTCGCCGACATTCTTGATGTCGCCTTCGTAGTCGGTGTTTGCGAGCCCGGCGAAGACGTGAGCTTCGTTCAGGTTCTGGAGCAGTCGGGCTGCCCAAATCTGCGGAATGAAGTTATTCAAAGTCATAGTATCCCTTTCCTGTTAGCGGAACACTTTATCGCCCACTTTCGAGTGAGTCCTTGATCGCGTCCCAATTCTTGTTGATTTCAGCCGGAGTCATTCTTTCGATTTCTTCTCTGCTGAACTTGCGAACACGGCCGGGATTCATCGCGCTCGAGCTCGAGCCTGTCAGGTAAGGGCGGTCTTTGAGCATTGCCACCAATAACGCTTCGGCGTTAGTAGGGCGTCCGCTCTCGTCATACTCAATCGCGTCCTGGTCTATCAGACGGTAGGCGGCATCGGGGTCAACAATCCCGAGCTTGTTTGCCTTGTCGAAGATCGCGCTTTGAGTTGCTAACCGCTTCTGATTGGTCATCAGTTCCTCAATCTGCTTCGCTCTTGTTTCCGCAAGTTCCCGCGCTTTCTGGAGCTCACTCTTATCGGCTTCCTCTCTTTCGCGTGCCTTTTTGAGTAAGGCTTCCGCGTCAGTCGGGTTCTCGAATCCGAGCTTCTTCAAGAGCGCGCTTTCTGCTTGCTTGGCTCTTTCTGCGAACAATCGGTCAAGTTCGTCCTGAGAAAATACTTTGCCTTTTGCGCTGGTAGCGTCACCAGAATTTTCCGCTGTTCCGCTTTCGGGGGTGTTTCCTTCGTTCTCGTTCATCTCTTCCTTTCCACCTGTTTACCGTCGGTGTGACGTATTGTTTCCTGTGTAAAAGAAAACGCCGGGGGTCATTGAGCTTTTTGGGCTCGACCTCCGACGTCTGTGCTGTTCGTGAGTTCTGTTGTCAGTCGTATTCAGTTTTCACGAGTGTAACATAATATTTACGAGCGTGCAAGATTTCCGCGCTTGGCAAAAGCAAATAGCTTCCGCTCCTTGTACTTTGCGTCAAGTTCGCGCTTGAGCTCTTCGACTTCCTCAATGCCTACCTGCTTATACAAGTACCAGCCACCACCCATGCCGATGATGTCCATGTAGGCTTGTCCGGCTTCAACCCAGTTTCCGTTCCAAATGTCCTTACCGTCGTAGTGTTCAACGCGGTTGCCTTGCAAGCGGACGAGTGCGCGGAGTTCGCCGGTCGTGAGTGTTCTCTTGTAATACTGATATGTCATCGTGCTCCTTTATGGATAATTGTTGATGGTTGAATAATTGTATGGCACTTCGAAGTCAGCCCAAGTTTTCATCATCCAGCCGTCGGTCAGATCTTTTACATCGCGCGAGGCATACCTGTTTCGCCATACCTCGTAATCGTAGTGGTTGCCCATCTTGATCTCGTACGACTGTTGTGTGTGGAATTGGAGTTCGAAGCTGATACCGTCTTTGCCAAAGATGTAGTGCAAGCCGTGATAGTTGCCACCGGGAATGAACAGAGACCGTTGAAAAACAAGCCCCAAACCCTTCCACTGACCCAACATTCATGGTTTAATTAATCCATCCTGCAAACGAAAGGCGATAGGCACAGATGGGAAACCCACGATACATCCAGACAGACC